TTATATCTCCAAAGTGAACCATCATATCTCCTTTACTCTCAGCCCATGTATGTACAGCATCAGCTTTCGCTTAATCGAGAATACCGCATAGGCACCGCCCTGTTTATAGCCCTTTACATCCTCAACCACGGTCTTGCCATCCCTCTCATATACAAAATCTGCGACGTAGGAACATTCCCTCTCGATCAGCTTCCCCTGTATTCTTCCGCCTCTTGCCCCGGTCTTGTCGGGTTCCCTCTGAGCTGGAATCAGGATATACTTTACCTGCCTTTTCAGGTTTGACAGCTTGCCTTCCTTCTCAAACTGAATGAGCACCAAATATCTCTTAGCTTCTTTCTTGGAATCAAACACGTCACTTCCAACCGTGATCTTTCTTGCGTTATACTTATTAGCCAAAAGGTAACCCTCCTAAGTCATCTGGAATCTGCATAAATCCATCTGGAGCTGACGGGTTATTATTAACAATTTCCGTGCCATCCGTCTCAGCTTCTTCGCCCGCCTTCTTGCTCTCTGCGAACTCGATCTGTTCAATGTAATACTTGATTGAATAGACCATGTTACCGTTTTTGTCCTTGTAGTTGTCATTCTGCATTCTTCCCTGTGCTACTACCTTTGTGCCCTTTTTTAAATACTTCTCTACGAACTCCCCAGTCTTGCCAAACGCCGTGCAGTTAAAAAAATCTGCTGTCGGCTCGTTCTCCCTCTTGATCTTGCGGTCTACCGCCAAACTAAAGCTTGCAATACACATTGGCGTAGCTCCCTGTGAGTATCTGATCTCGGGGTCTTTTGTCAATCTTCCCATCATTACCGCATAATTTAGTGCCATTATTTTTTCTCCTTTCAATCAAGCCAATTTTTGCCGAATATAGCCATAAATTCTTTTCTTGTGTGGGTTTCTTCAAACTTCCTCTGCGCTGTCTGTATTAACATCAGGTCAATTTTCCTGTTCATGTGTACTTCGTGATGATGCGTATTGCATAGCCAGACTTTTAATCCGTGCTTTTCTGAATTTTTCCTGTTCGATACCCCGTGCACTACATGATGGCACTCCAGTCCGATTGTGGTTCCGCATAAGTAACACTCGCGTTCTTTTTGTATGATTGACTCCATGTGTTCATCATCCTTTCAAGCTCTGCCGGGGTCAGTGTCTCGATCCCTAACTCTTTCGCTTCTTCTACCGTTCCGTCGATAAGCTTGCTCATTTCCACCGTGTCGTAAGTGTGGGACGGTTTGATTACCGCCCAGTGCGTAAATTCACGTCCGTTCACATGTCCATAGCCGACTGGAATACAGTGTATGACCTCTCTTTCGTAAAGATCACACTCCGACACTACAGAAATAATCAGGGGCTTGTCGTTCTCCATTTCCCTTTGTCCATAACGCCCCATCAAAATATTTTTTGCCTTAGCTTTCGAAATTGTCAGTTTATCGGCTATTTTCCCCACCAATACATGAAAGTATGCGTTAGCGTTCAAAGACCGCTTATTTGCCTTTCTGGTGACTTTGATAGTCAATTCCTTATCTTCCATACCGTTCAATTCGTCTATGGAATCAACCTCGAATGTTACCCTCAGCTTTCCCCGGAGGCTTTTTGAAATATCTGTCAGCTTTCCGATCATTTATGCGCTATCTCCACTATTCTGTCCCAATAATCATTGATGTTGACGTACATCTTCTGAGTAAGCTTGGAAAGATCATCAACCCTGTAAAGATTTTTGATAATCTCCTCGGGAATATTCTCTTTCGTGGCTCTGGATTTTAATGCTTTTACCTGCACCGCCGATATGGGCTTATTCTCTATATCCTGTATAGGCTCGGGTTTCGGTTCGGGTTTTGCCTCCTGCTTTACCTCTGTTTTAGCCTCTGCCTTTACCTCTGGCTTAGAAGTTGTCTTTGCCTGCACTTCATGGCACTCGGCGTCGGGGTCTGCCATTTCTTCCGTTGGAATACAGAAAACCTGGAAGCACGCATACTTGAAAGCTATGCTCATGGCTTTGTTTGTCGCTTTGTCTCCTGAGTCCATAGCCTCACCGATCACGACCGCTTCAACGTGGGTTCCATCCTCAGCGTAGAACGTGTACTCAATCGTGCATCTGACGTAAAACAGCGTTGCGCCCTTTGTGGTGGTTCGTTCTTCTCTCTCAGAGCTTAAAATCTTGGGGACGACAAATACCCTGTTCTTTGCTAACGCGGGTTTTAAAGCGTTCATTACCGCATCAATTCCTCTGAACATAAAGCCCTGTTGAGCATTCTTGGAATTTTTCCCTACAGCTCCTATGTCAGCCATAACGGCTGCGATTGATTGATAAATGTTCATCATACTATGCTCCATTCTATGCCCTGACCGTTCAGCCATTCCGTCAGTGCATCAAACTCGTACTCGTTTATCTTTACTTTTAATGTCATCCACTCGCCTGGAACACTGGGTTTCAATTCCTCCACCTTCTCAACATTGATAAAAGGTGCATCAGTGGGGTTTTCAACCTTTACGCTGTCAACTTCGATTACCGGGATTTCCCCAGCCTTTGCCTGCTCCAATACCGCTTCCATTTCGGCTCTCTTTTTGGCAAGGTCTATAAGCTTCCTGTTCTCTGCTAACGCGTCTGAAAGTGATAATGTGCGCTTAAATTCCTCAGTAGCTTCAAACTCGTACTCTAAGCCCTTTAATGAGCCCATATTCGTCTCTATCCCTGCAAGGATTACATTTATGTCGCCCTCGATTGTACTCATAGATGTCGACGCATTAAGCCACTTCTGGTCGAATACCTGTTCAAACGTCAGCCAATCATAAGTATTGAGGCTTGCGAACAACTCCCTGACTTCTTTCTCTTTCTTTTCTTTTGCCTGCTTTTCAAAGGCTTTTACCTGCTCGTCGATAATCTTTACGGGTTCATCAATAATCGAAATGATCTCATCAACCTGCTTCTTGAAAGAGTCAAACGGTTTCATATATTCTTTCTGACGATTGATTCTTTCGTCATTGAGTGCCTTCTTCAAACGGTTAAGGTCTGCCCTGTCAGCCTTAGCTGCTTTAATGTCCTTGTCGGTGTAGACCATGTGCTTGTAAGCTTCGGTCTTTTCAACCAGTTCCGTTTTGAGTTCCTCGAAGTTGAATTGTATTGCCTCTGGCAACGTGTACTTTGTGATCTTAAATTCCATGTCCTTTTGTCCTTTCTACTCAAATTTTTCTCTGTCTCTTGTGAGCCACAGTATGCCTGCGCCAATCAGCATTAAAACGGTGATTATGATTGCGTTCTTAATTCCGTCTGCTACCGTCATTGTGTCCTGATCTATGCCTCCGCATATACCAACCAGGGCGATCATTCCTACGAGCTCCATAATTGCGATAAAATCAACCAATAAATCTTTCATGCCAGTTTCCTTTCTACAAATTCCTTAAATTTGTCGGGGTCAATGTAAAATTTTCCATTAGGTGCCAGCCTGTAAGCAAATTTCTGATTTCTCGCATGGCAAAGGTTCCTGACGGTTTTTACTTCCATTCCAAACTTCTCTGCGATCTCTTTTGCGCTTAAATACATACCCTGCTCCTTTCTGTGTAGCTGTAGTGGTTTTTTGTTTCGTATAGTTTACTTTTACTCTACCTCACGACTAAAAAAAATATAGTCTATGTCCTTTGGAGTGAGATTATAGCGCAATTTAATAAACAAAATCTCATTCTGAGTAAACCCACGTTTCCCATTCAGCTTCATAGAAAATGATGATAGCGATAGTTTTAACGCTTTCGCCAATGCTTGCCCAGTATCGCCATTTCTTGCCATCTGAGCGCGTAATTCGTTACTGTTCATTCTTGCCCTCCTTTCAAGTTTATTGAGTTGAGTATTACTACACTTGGAATAGTATCACTATTTTTTCATATTGTCAATACATTTTTTTATTTTTTATAAACTTTTTTCTTCTAAGTTGACAAAATTTACTTTATAGTGTTATAATTTTCTCGGTTAGTGCCGATATTATGAATACGAAAGGAGGGTTACACATGAACGAGGAAAACATACTTATAAACACCAATAAAGAGAGCTTAATGCCGAAAAGAATACAAGAGATGCGTAACAAATACGATCTCACCCAAGAGGAATTAGCGAAGAA